CCGGGTTGTAAATCTATGGCTTTCTTCACAGAAGTTGCTGCAAGGTGGGAGTCCCTCTCCACACTTAAGCAAAGGTTGATCCTTCTGACCACAGTTCTAGGTTGTTTCATTTTCGGGGTAGTGGCATTGGTCTTGCCATGCATAGTCTTATGGCTGGTTGCTTCAATCGGTTTGGATCCGGAAACTCTCAGGTTTTTCAGGGAAGTGGGTACTAGCTACTCCACAACGGTGGATGATGATGAGTTTGAGGATGCGGGGGAGTTCGATGAGGTGGTTTTCAGTAGGAAGACGTGCACGAAATTCGCATTAAAAGCACAAGGGAAAGTGGGTTTGTTGGCACCTAGCGTGGCTAACAGGTTGGTGTACGAAACCACTCTTCTAAGGTTGTTTGAAGAACACAATGTTCGACACAACATACGGATTGCGTTATTGGGCGGGGCTCTTGTGGCCTGTTTTGCCCATCCCAGGGAATACGAAATGGCGGTAGATATAATTGACCATCTAAGCTCGGGCGGGAGCTGGGAAAAGGTTAAATAGGGGTGCCGGGCCGATCTGCACGGTAAAGACACACGCCCAGTGTCAATACCAAGGGGTGTGCAGATATCGGTTACCGGAACCCCCCGAAAGCTAGCCAAACACAGGCGAGGTTGTGTGTTTGGGCCCTTGTTAAGTTTCAAGCGGTATGCCCTCCATAACTCTTCATATGACAATGTCATAAGGGGTTTAGTTGAGCGGGTATATCGAGTGAAAGATAAGAAGGGCAATCTGGTCGAACCTCCGACTCCGAAATCAAGTCATTTTGCAACAACCCTCCTGCCTGAACTTAAGAAATTAATTGCTTACCAACCTTTGAGACCCCGGTCACTCGCCCACACTGTGGAGCTATGGACGGGCTCGAAAAGGAAGGTGTATCAAAGAGCTCTAGAGTCTTTGCGGTTCGAACCACTTTCCCGGCGGGATGGGTACTTGTCGACTTTTGTTAAATGCGAGAAGATTGATACGATAAAAGATGATCCGGCTCCAAGGATAATTCAACCGAGGAGTCCGCGGTACAATCTACACTTAGCGCGGTTTATTAAACCACATGAACACGAGTTCTATCAGAGGATTGATCACATGTTCGACACAGATGGTATGGGAGACAGAACAGTTTTTAAAGGACTAAACGCACGGTCTGCCGCTGAGCACCTTGTTCTGAAGGCTAGTAGATACTCTAAACCAGTATTTATTGGGTTGGATGCCAGCAGGTTTGATCAACATGTTTCAGTAGATGCACTACAATGGGAACACTCGATCTACAAGAACAGTTTTGCTTACGATATAGGTCAATTGTCCAGGTTGCTAGACTGGCAAATTGACAACATTGGAACTGCAAGGTTACACGATGGAAGACGGATACACTATAGAGTCCAGGGGCGACGTATGTCGGGAGATATGAATACTTCGTTGGGTAATTGCCTAATTATGTGTTCTATGGTCCATGCTTATATCCGATCAAAAGGCATTAAAGCGTCACTGGCCAATAATGGCGACGATTGTGTTATCGTTACTGAAAAGAAACATTTTCGCCGGTTTGACGATCTTCCAGAGTGGTTTATGAAGATGGGCTTCAATATGAAAGTTGAACCACCGGTCTATGATGTCCGGGAGGTTTCGTTCTGTCAAGTAAACGTTGTATCCGATGGGAACTACCACCTCTGTGTGCGAAATCCGAATGTTGTCACATCAAAAGATCTCCACTCCACCTACCCTTTTACCCACGAACACCAGTACAAGCAATGGCTGGTTGCATCAGGAATATGCGGGTCTACGTCTCACCATGGCGTACCTGTACTCGAAGCGTTTTACTCTGCCTTTCCGCAAGGTAGTATAACAGATGCACGGATCCAAAGTGATTTAGATAACTGGCGTAAATATTCAATAGTAGGAGGAGCTGTACAGAGAGAGATTTCAGATGAGATGAGGCACTCATTTTGGTTAGCATTTAAGATCACCCCTGATTGTCAGATAGAGCTGGAGAGGATGTACAGAAACATAAGGTTTGGAACATCGGGTGGGTACGTTGGGGCAACCCCTTACGTTAGCCTCTACCAGCTATAATATCTTTGACACAGATAAGCGCAATGGCAAACAAAACAAAAGCGAACAAGAGACGAAGGAATCCGCTTTATAGGACTCAAGGCTTACGGCCACCTAAATTGCGGTTTGATGGGCACAAGGTCCACACAGTACTGTTTAGTAATCAATCAGCGATAGCAGACATAGATGATGGTGTTGGGTCGGATTGGCAGGAAATTGGGACAAACGCTAGCGAGGGCGCAGCGCGTCCTGCGTTTGAGATTATCAGGCATTATCAGGAATACAAGTACTTGTCTTGTCAGTGTGAATGGATCCCTAGAATTGGTCCTTCAGCTACAGACAGTGGAGGCCGTATTTCTATAGCATACATTGATAATCCGGAACAAATGAATGTGTTCCAAAATCTTGCTTCTCAGGCTCTCAAAGTAGCCTACGTAAGAACGCTCGGTAACTGTAAAACATTTAATATGTGGGAAAGGTTTACCTTTAGAGTCCCGCTTACACACCGACGTAAAGTCTTCAACGTGAACACAACTTGGCCGGCGATAGGTTCTAGGACCGCCGAGGAGTTTGATCGTGCGACACAAGGCTTGGTTATCGTAGCTTATGAAGCTATTACTATCACTGCAATTACTGCAGGAGCATTGGGACAGTGGCGCATTACCGCAGACATGGCATTGTCTGGGTTCTTATCCACGTCAGTTTCATAGAAAGTGGTTGTCCAAGGTCGGCCAGCTTTCCACCCGCTTGAGCTGTCAACTCAAGCAGACCAGAGGATGCGTAGGGTCATGGTACAGAGGTATGACTGCTCTTAACTGAGTGGGGACAGCCTTTAAGTGCGTACTGCGGCGTCAGCCCATGATGGTGGTACGGTCTCTGTGGGAGGGGAAGAAGAAGACTTAGGAGAGAACGAGGCTCAGCTGTTCGGTCGGCAGCTGGGGGGCCCTGCGTTCCTACCCCTTTTGAAATATCCA